TCAGACCGCGCCCTCCATGAGGGTCTCCAATCGGTCCGTGACTTCGTCCAGATCTCCGTCGAACAGTGAGGCGTACACATCCAGCGTCATTGCCGCCGAGGCGTGACCGAGCTGCTTCTGGACCACCTTCACGTTCGCCCCGGACGACACCAGTAGCCCGGCCGCCACATGCCGCAGACCGTGGACCGTCACCCTCGGGTAGAGAGTGGGGAGGACTGGGTCGGCGTCCCCGGCCATCATCGCCTTGCGAGCCGCAGTCTCGCGTGCCTTCTTCGACCGTGCCTGAACTCGGTCGAGGGCCTCGTAGTACCACGATCCCACCGACGGCAGTTTCAGCGGAGACCCGTCCGGCCGCGACCACAGGAGATCCTCCGGCCCCTTTCCTCGCATCACCGACTCCAGTTTCTTCAACACCGGCCCGGTGACTGCCACCGTCCGCCGCTCGTGCGTCTTCGGCGTGCCCACCATCACCTCATTGCCCACGGTCACCGCGTTGCGCTCCACGCTGATCCGACGGCGCAGCACGTTCACGTCCCGCACCCGCAGCGCGGCCGCCTCGCCCCACCGCAGTCCGGTCGTCGCCAGTAGCCACACGAGCTCTCCGTGCCGAGAACACTCGCCGGCCAGGTCCGACACTTGACTGACGGTCAGGAACACCGGCACCGACTTCTCTTTCCGTGGCAGTCGGACGCCTCGGGCGGGGTTCACCCGGATCACTCGGTCGGCCACTGCCATGTCGAGGATCTGGGCCAGAGTGTTGTGCGCCCTCCGCACTGTCGACGCCGACCCCTGCATACCGGCCACCCAGGAGTCCACCTCCGACGGGCGGATGGAGGCCACTCGCCGGGACCCCCACACCGGTTCCACCTGGTTGACCCATGCCAGGTGCATGACGCGGCGGGAGGACGGCTTGAGGCGGGTGAGGCCGGCGTCCCACTGTGTGCCAAAGGTGGACACGGGGATCTTCTTGGTCTCTTCGGGGACCCACTCGCCGCCGTTGATGCTGACGGTGTTCGTCGCTGCCCAGGACTCCGCCTCCGCTTTCTTGACGAATCCCTGCTTGGTGCGGGCCCGCCCGTCGGGGGAGCGGTACTGGACTCGGTAGCGGTAACCGCTGCTGGTCTTGTACCGCTTGATGCTAGCCATGGGTACACTTCTCCTGTCTGCCCTTGTAGACACTTCGGCCCCCATCACCCTGACCGGTGGTGGGGGCCACTTTTTGTTACGCTGAGAGGAGCTGGGCTTCTACCTTCTCGACATGGTCCGACAGCTGACCTTCGGGGACCGCCTGGACCTCGAAACTGCGCCACTGTCGAGAGATCTGATCGAACAACTCCTGCTGCTGATCGGAGTTCGGCGGCCTGTATGTCACTACAATAGGGGCGTTCTGATCGAGATTCATAGTGTCTTCTCCCATGGTGAGCACGCCACCATTGTGCCGGATCTCGGTGACCCGGTAGTTCCATAGCTCAATGCTAGATTGAGTCGTAGTTGACTTCTTTGCCGTAAAAGTGAAGGACGAGTTCAGCTCAACTACTTGTCGATCTTTTCTAACGACAGCAAAATCGAAACTTCCAGACAATTCGCCCACTTGTAATGTCGGTTTTGGGTGTAGGCACTCTCGGATCTTTGGGACGGCCTCGTAGCTACTCCATACTGATTTGCGTAGGCGAGTGATGGGATACTCTGCAGACTTGTCCCTTTTGTTACCGATGTATAGGTTGAACACTAGGTCTGTAGCTTCATTCAGGCTGGCGGCCGTGACGGTTCTGGGCAAATCGAATGTCACGGCATTGTTCCAGTTGGCTACCATGTGGTTTGCGAGCTCACTGGGGGAGTCCTCAGGTGAAAATTCGATGCCGCCTAGATTTCGCCTCGTCGACTCGAATTTGTTTATAATGAAGCGGGAAATTTTAAAGATAGCTTCACGGTTATCTGCGTTATTCGGCATGGCCTCGGGCCGGTCGATCATCTGTAATCGGAAGTCCTGACTATTTTCTTCCACAACGAGGACACCGATACCGAAGGAGAGAAGACGCATTGAATCCGGTCGGGCCTGGATCGTCCAGTAGCTGTACCGCATCTCACTCACCTCCTTGTGCTTGCTTGTTGAAGCTCATCCAGCCTCGCGAGGGTGTAGTTTTTCCTTCCAACTGCATAGTTCACGAGTTCGGCGCACTTCTCAGGGCTCACCGGCCACTCCTCTGGAATGGTCGAGGTTACGTCATCCAGCACGCTTGCGTCTAGTGACTCCACCGCCCGCTTTGCCGCGTTCCAGTGCTTAGCAGGGATCTCTCCGTGCGGCGAAGGCATGTTAGGTATGCCTGCTCGACGGTCGGGACCTGCCAGGTTCCAAGGAATATCTTGGGATCCGAACCAAAAACCGTGGTCTACCGACCAGACACTCATATCCGCGTTGGCGTCGTAGAGCAACTGGACATCTTGTGCGTTGCACAGTAGCCAAGTAGAGATGAGCAGGGGGAAACGTTCGTAGTTTCCGTCCTTGCTCAGTTCCTCTACGAAGTAGGAGTGGACCGCATCATGGACTTCCTCCGAAGCGAACACTGGCTCACTTTTAATCCGATAGCGATTTACGCTGTCATTTCCCGCCCAGCTATGGACCAAATCCAACGGTATATCGAGAATCTTCCAAGGGCGCATCGGTGCGCCGAGGCGACGTCCGATTTGAGATGCTACGACTTCATTAACTACCTCAGTTTCTCCGCTCGAGCCGGACACTTGCTTGCACCAGTATTTTTTTCCATCAGACGCCAGGCAGTGGAACGGACTATTCAGTGAGTCTGCGACCTTGTCCACAGTCACCACGAAGTCGCGCTTCCTCCGACTTGACAGTTCAATCACGTTGTCTGGAACTGCACCCTGTGTCACCATCGCGTACCTAACTGTTTGAGCCGCATCGGGAGATGCCAGCGGCGTCTTCAGCAAGCAGGGACTCCAATGCTGTCATCATGACGATCACTCCGCGAGAGAGCGGACTCGGGCCCGGAGCTCATCGGCGTACTGGTAGATGTCCTCGATGGCGTCCAGGTCGTGCTGGGTCTCGTTCTTCTCTGCGTCGAAGAGGATGATCCGTGGGACCTTCCGGTCGAACTGGAGGCGGGCGATGGGCTTGCGGTTGTTGTCCTTGTACAGGATTGCGCAGTAGGACTTCGCGTCCCTCATGGTGATGTCAGTTGCCGCGACGTCGGAGCAGCAGATCGCGCGGATGATGCCGTGGGCCTGGATCTCCTCATCAGTGGTGATGATCCCGTCATCACCATCAGGTTCAGGCTTCGTGCTCAGTTCCGCGGCGGGCACCGGGGACGCGGCGGGCACCGGCTCCTCAAGGTCCTGTGCAGACCGCAAGCGTCGGTTTGTCTCATCGCGGAGGTACTGGCTAGCCGCCGTCGCGGTGAGTCGGGTGAACAGTTCGAGGTTGGCAGCGGTCATACGACGGGTGGTGACCTGAGACGACAGTAGCTTCACCCAGTCGACGCTCGGCTCCTTCAACTCCGCCGCGATGGCCTTGCGCAGTTCGGAGACGTACTTCAGTTCTTCGGCGCTCGCAGCGATGGTGTCTGAGTCGAAGTTCGACTTCGTGCACATCTCCAGGTGGGGGAAGATACGGGCGTCGACCGCTGAGAGGTCGAGAGTCATGAACGGCCGCTCATCCATACGGTTGGCAGCATCCAACTGGGCGTAGAACTGGTACACCTCACCGTTGGTGAGGATCGCGAACTCGGTGTCGGTGACGTTGAAGTAGCGGACGAGCTGGTTGGCGTGGTTCAGGTCCAGAGGCTCGCCGACCTTCTTGCACTCGATGAGGAACCGGAAGTCATCACCGGACTTGATGGCGAAGTCGACCTTCTCGCCCTTCTTCGTGCCGATGTCAGCCGTGTATTCGGGAATGACCTCGCGGGGGTCTGTGACGTCGTAGCCGAGGACGGTGCTGATGAAGGGGATGATGAACGCCGTCTTGGTGGCTTCCTCGGTCTCGATGATGGACTTGAGGTCACGGACCTTGGTTGCGAGGGCGCTGACGGCCTGGTCGATGCTCACGGGGATTCTCCTGCTGTGGTTGGTGGTTTGCTTGAGTCGTTGGATGGGCTGCCGGATTGGGGGCCTACATGTGTAGGGGGTGAGCACTGGAGGTGATCTGAAGCTACCCTTCACGATACTTTCCCTGTGCATGGTGCTCGTCACAGGGATGTCCACTAGCAGCTACCTCTGGATGATCTCGGGCCAGGGGCTGACCGCATACCAGTGCCTACGCTCGCTGGTCCATTGCTACTCCACCAATTCCCAGGTGCCACAGTTCTGGGACTGGAATGCGATATCCGTCGGGTCGATGGTCACGTAGGACTGCCCTCGAGGGTTGTCGTTGGCGATGATGTCCTCGACAGTCCCGCCGGTGCCGGAGAGTCGTGCCCAGTAGCAAGCTCTCGTCCCCTCGTTGCGGTAGGTGCCTGGCTGGACGTCGGACCCGACCAAGTGAGTGCCATCACTGATTTCGGTGGACGATTTCTCTGGAATTGGTGAGCTGCTAGACAAACTGTCCGAGGTTATGGTGCCCATGTCACTGGTATCCAGTACTTCGTTTGTCGATCCAAAAGCGTCGGCGAGCTTCTGACAGTCCTCGAGAGCGTTGAATCCGACGCAAGCGACAGCCCATTCAGTGTCCCAAGCGATGGCATTATTGCTCTGCGTCTCGGCAAGAACTCCGGCGACCCGAATGTCCTTAGAGGCTTGTGTCCCAACCCCTAGAAGGTAGCTAGACTCATCCGCGTTCATGCAAGTTGAAGTCTCGTCAAACTCTCCAGTGAAGGAATCGCAAGAGGCTTCAGCTGCAAGGATTCCCTCCATCATGTCCCTGTTACTTTCCCATAAAGCTGGGTCCATCTTCTTGCTATCGTCATCTGGTCCTGCAATGAGCAAAGTGATTGCTCCAACCGCAAGTCCCACTGTAACTGCGACTGCGGACACGCCACCAACGATCCATGCTTTTCTATGGGATTTTTTTGCCGGTTCCTGGGTGATTTGGTATCCCCACTCTTGAACAGATGACGGATCAATCTTGTGAAGAGAGGGGTCAGGTAATTGGTTCGGATTCCCAGGTTCCTGATTGGTCATGCTCTCGTAATCCTCTCGTGAATGTCATGCCAGACGGCGATGACGTGTGTGGTGACACCCAGCTCGGCAGCGAGCCGCGCCAGGTGCGGGCCGAAGGCAAGTTCGGCGCAGCGGTAGGCCTCCGGGTCGATCAGACAGTCCGCAGCATGTCGCCGTGTCAGACTGTCCTGCAGGACTGCCACGGTCTACTTTGATGCGTTCTCGATGTCAGTCGTGGAAGCACTGCAGCTCGCGGAGGCATACTGTCCGACCGCAGTGTTCTCATTAATGACCTGGCCATTTACAAGGATCTGGCAGGTGATGCTGCCGCTGTCGTCCATTCCGTTGGTGGCGATGAGACTGGCGCCCATCCACCCGGTGACACTGACCTCCTTGGACCAGCCGGCCGCCACGCCATTTTCCTGAGTCGTGTTCGCATCACCGACGCTGTAGGTGACGTTCGCATCAGTGGCCTCGCCAGCGACCTGGTAAGTGATCGCGTGTTCAGCGTTCATGTCTTTGTTCACCTCTTCTGCCGCCTTTCCGAACAAGGCAGTACACCCTCCGACAAAAAGAACGAAGAGAACAACCAGAGTGAGGGGGATCATGATGATGGGTCGCTTATACCACGCCTTCTTGGGCACGGGCGGCTGCTGGTAGTAACCCTGTGGCGGCACCTGCCCGGGGTAAGGCTGTTGTGGCTGCTGCCCGGGCTGGGAATTCGGCTGCCCGGGTTGTGACTGCTGTCCATATGGATTCTGGTCGGTCATGCTCTCGTAATCCTCTCGTGAACGTCTCGCCAGACGGCGATGACGTGTGTAGTTACACCCAGCTCGGCAGCAAGCCGCGCCGGGTGCGGGCCGAAGGCAAGTTCGGCGCAGCGGTAGGCCTCCGGGTCAATCAGGCAGTCCGCAGCATGTCGCCATGCTCGAGCTTCTGCCCGGTCATCGTCACCGCAAGGATCCCCGTGCACGAAGTGTCCCAACTCGTGAGCGAGTGAGCAGATCGTGTCCGCATCAGACATTCCCAGTCGGATGCTGATGCACCGCGGTGGCATCCAGGCGGCCTTAGGACCGCCCCGGTGCCACCGCACTGTCAGTCCATGATTGACTGCCACGTCAACCAGAGTCTCAGTCGATGGGGTCCTCACCGCGCTCTTCCCTTGCCCTGCCTTCGTCAATCGTGTGGTCAGCGGCGTGGGGGAGGGACTCGTCCCAGTCGAAGACCGTCCCGTCATCTTCGTCGGTGCTCAGGACTTCGTCATCTTTCTTCGAACGTTCGGGGGTGAATGTAGAAGAACTGCCCAGCGTGCCCTTACCCCCGCGGCGTGAGGCGAGCTCGTCCTCCTGACTCTCCGCACTGGTGGTCTCGGTGCTCTGATCGAAGTGCGGGGCGATGGTGCCGTCACCGCCGTGGAACAGGCGTACCGCCTCGGGGTCGACGCGCTTACGCATCTCGTCGAGCATCTCCTGGTTGGTGGCGTAACCGAGTGCCTGGGTGACGCCGACTATGTCGACTTCGTCCTCTGAGATGTGCTCGGTTTGCACTAGTGCGTCGACGATGCTGATCCCGTATGCGCGAGCAATGGCGATCACGTTGTCTGCCGGAATGTATCCGCGTTCTAGTTGGCGAAGCAGAGTCGTCTTCTGCATCTTGGCAGTCCTGGCGGCGGCAGTGATCGAAGGGGATCCGGGGAGTGTGCCGATCCATGTCTTAGGGTCCATGTGTTGCATTATGCACCATCAAAAAAGGTCGGGCAACCTGCAGGAAAGAAAAAAATGCAACATTGCAGTTGCGCTAGGTGTCCGCAATGGTGCATGATGTGTCCAGAAGGTCGCATAGAGTGACCGGGACAGGAGGTTGGGACATGCAGAAGATGCGACTCCGGAAGGGCGTCATCGACCAGATCAAGAAGGACCGCGCCCTCGACACCGACGACCGCGTTGCCGCGATCCTGGGCGTCACCCTCGACGAGGTGGAAGCCATGCGCCAGGGCGAGGCGATCAGCCCCACCATGGCCGCCCAGGTCGCTGTCGTCCAGGGCAGCGGATTCGACCTCAGTCAGTGGGTCGAATACGTGCCAAGCCGCCGCACCGCCGCCTAACCGCAGACCACACCACACGAAAGCGAGAATCACCATGAGCTACAGCATCAATCCCACCGACTGGGACAAATTCGACGACGAGTGCGTCGACCACGACCGCATCGACATGCGCATCATCATCCGCCAGCGTCTCGCCGACCGGACTGCCTTCCACCCCGACGTGGAAGTCGCCGTCGAGGAAGCGGTCGACCAGCTTCTCGACCTACGCGACGACGGGCTCAGCCTCGACGCCGGCCAGGTCGACGCAGTCATCCGCTCGTGCATCGCCTACGACCCGACTGCCGCCGGCGGCGACGAGTGGGCGGAGGTCGCGTGATGCCGTGGCTCAGGATCGAAGAGAAGCAATCTAAATCCTGGCCGCCGGAGCCGACTCCTGGATGCGGGTGGATCGACTCGGAGAGATGCGGACGTGAGTGCCCCTTTAGCCCTGGATGGCGCGGAACATCTCGACTGTCGATTGCGCCCAGTCGTCGAGCTCGAACTCCTCCTCGATCAGGAGAGGTTCGTGAGTGCACTCGCTGCGATGCCGTAATGGTGCCGGTGTCCACGTCACCCACACCACCGACTGATCAAGAGTGTCGAGATGAACGTGGGTCTGGAAGTCAATGGAGTCTCCCGGTTTCAGCAGTGGTGATGTTGATATCCGCTCTGGTCCATGTCTGGGCGATCGTCGATACCAGACCGAGACCCGGTGGGCGTTTCCGTCACCGAAGTTCCCCATCGAACCGTCGAGATGGACCCAGTTGCCCGGCTTCCGATTCCTCCCAAGGTTCCCACTAGGAAGCCAGTCGATCACCGGACGGTTCCACCAGGACCACAAGGCCGCGCCACCGACGGATGACAGTGAGATCCCCGCGGCGACCCATGACGAGACTGTTCCAGCGTCCATGACCTGAAAACTACCCGGCCGCGCAGTGGGGAAGCTGCACGGCCCGGACCACACCGGGTGAGCCCGGCACCGTCGTCGTGGGCGGAGTGGTTCACCGGGTGCGGAGTCAGGCGGAAAAGGGATTCTCCGTGAAGCGGCGTCCGGCGCAAGCCGGACCGGGTTGCAGCCCGGCCCAGGACAGGGCGGTTTTGCTTTCGGCTCTCAGGCGTCAGCTGCCCCGCACCCCACCAACAGAAAAATGCCCGCCACCCGGTCCAGAGGTGACGAGCGTGTGTTCATCAGAAAGAAGAACGTCATGAACGGTACCAGCAAGCGCATGAGCAGGGTCAGTGAGGTGCTTGACCTCGTCGAGGCCACCCTGGGGGAGCGCAAGCCTATGTTGACCATCCCAGAGGCGGAGATCATGACCGGCCGGCACCGCCGCACCATTTGGTCCTGGTGTGCCACCGGGCAGCTTTCGGCGTCCCAGACCTGCAAGGGCGCTCCCTACTACATATCCGCCGTGGTCCTCATGGACTTCGTTGACGGCATGAACACGGCGGTCGCGTGATGCTGACCACCACTGACTTCCGCGCCGGCGAGGCAGCCAACCTGATCCGCGAACTCATCGATGACTACCTCCTGGTCCCCAGTGAGAAGTTCCTTCGCCAGGCGGACATGGTCCTCGACATCGCCGGTGAACTGGTCCCTACCAACCAGCGGGAAGCACTCGCCGACGAGATCGTCCGTGCTCGCGACGACCCGGGTGCGAGAAAGCGACGTCGGGTACTCGACCTCATGAACGTCGTCGCCGAGTCCACCCGCACGGCCACAGCACGAGAGGAGTCCACGCGTGAGTCCGACACCCCTCCATCCACGCAGGGTGATGTGGCGGAAGCGGCTGATCGGAGTAGCGACCGGTGACCCCTCTGACCTCTGGATCGACTACGCGGACATGTGTTGGATCCTGCCCTCCAGCTTTCACAACCCGGTCGACCCGTCCAACCTCCTCCGACTGCGGTCTGCCGGACTGTTCGTGCATGGAAGTGTCCTCCGGCGCATCGCGGAGTCTGACACCCAGCCCCGCGAGACACGGACCCGGCTCACCGAACTGCTCGATGCACTCCCGGATCTCATCGCCGACCACGACAAGCGCACCACCCACCGCCATTCCACGCCCGACCACCCACGACCAGGAGCACACCATGACCCTCATCCGCCAACCTCGCATCAATCCGCACCGCGGAAGCGGCGACGGAAGCGCCGCCGGTGACAGTCCCTCCACCTTCGCGATGAACCTCCGGAGCCTCCCGGACATCCGGCCAGACTCCTGGGACGGTGACTTCTACGGTGACGAGGACATCATCACCAGGCTCTCCGACGAAATGTTCCCGGGCGAGTACATCGCAATGACCGTGGCGTTCATCATCATCGCGGCTCTCCTGGCCCTGGTCGTCCTGGCACAGGTCACCATCGCACTGGGCTGGGCCTGGTCGATAGGACTCCTCATAGTCGCAGTCTCCTTCGCGGCTGTCTGGGTCGTCTCCGAGGCGGTGAAGTGATGAACCTCCCTGACCCGCACCGTTCGGACCAAGAGATGCTCAACCTGGGGTGGAACCCTGCACAGCTCCTGGAACTCGCCCGCCAGCGGGCCCGCGTACTGATCGACGTGGGGTGGAATGTGGCACAGATCCACCCAGCCTGGGCACCCCTGCGCGGTGAAGCTCCTCCCGAGCCTCAGGAAACCCCGGCCCCGAAGATTCCGGCAGCTGGGTCTGCATACTCCCTGGCGTCCTATCTCGCGTTGCAGGCGGATGCAGGTGACGACGATGCCGCACTTCTGGCGTCAGCCATCGACGACAACGAAGCAGAGGTAGGAGACGAGACGTCGGACACACAGACCGCCGGAACGCACTCCTGCGAGGAGAAGCGGGGATCCCGCGCCACGCGCATTGCGGAACAGTCCGAGCAGCGGCGCCTCGCCCGCCTGGTCGCCCGTCAGCAGCGCAGGGAGGAGGGCATCTGATGCGCCACATGACCATCGTGGTCTGTCCGGACCACCTTCACGTCCACAGCGTCGGGATCGACGAGGACGCTCTCGAGTTTGTCGCTACGACCCTGTTCGCCAGGACCGTGGCGGAAGTGGCCGGTCAGTATGCCAGTGACCGGAACATGATCCGCGTCGCAGCGGAAGAAGTCCTGAGCCGCATGATGGCCCGCACCACCAGTCTTCTCGACGTGGAGCTGATCCGGTGACCGGCATCCACTCACGCCTGCGGCTGCAACCGGTGCGCCGGCCTCGATCATGGCGGGGCCCGGTGGCCCGCCTCGCCCGCTGGCTCATTGCCTGGGAACGACATCACGCACCGAGAGCACAGCACCACGGACGTCCGTGGGAGCAACGACCCCACTACGCCCACCCCGCAGATACCCGTCCAAGGAGGACACTGTGACCACCTGGTTCTTCATCATCGTCCTGGCACTCTCCATCGTCACCGCTGCCTGGGCCTGGGCTCTGGCACTCAGTGCCCGATCAGATGCCAGGATCGCGGCCGATGACATCCAGCAGATCATCACCGAGCTCGATGTTCTCCACCTCGCTGCAGGTACCTCCCCGGACTACACCACTGTGCCGGACCCCGATGAACCACTGGACCTGGTGCCCATAGACCCTGACACTGGCACCACCGCCCGTGAACCTGCCCCTGACGAGGCGCAGTTCGAGGACATCGACGACTCCCGACGCCTCAGCCTCGACGAGTGGGTGGACCACACGACTCCGACTCCTCTGCGAGTCCTCGGATCAATCCCGGCCGAAAACCCCTCGACCCTGTCGAAGCACCGTCGGGACGCCGACGCGGAGGCGTGATGGGAGCGGTGGAAGACGCACGCGCGTGGTTCGCCCGCCAACGGCCGGACCGCCAGGTCGGCATCCACCGCTACATCGCAGGCCTCAACACCGACGGCACCAGGAAGACCAGCAGAGCCAGCGCCCGCCGAGGACACCCAGCCGGCACACACAGCACGCATACCGAGCAACTCCCAGGCCAGCTCAGCATCGACGACATGAAAGGAGAGTGACAGACATGCCCACCATTCACATCACTGGAGATCTAGGTGAGCTGGCTGCCAGAGCGCAGTCACTTGAAGCCCCAGCCACTCAGCCAGGAGTCCACCCCGGAGACAACCTCCTCAAAGTAGACATCATGGTCCACACCGCACCTCTACTCCGCGGACTGCGTGCAGCACAGCTCTTCACCGATCCAAAGGACGAGGGGGAAAGCTACACCTCAATCCGTCTCGCCCCCGAAGACGACCATCTGACCATCACTGCCGCGAACGCGTTGTCCATGTTCATCACCACAGCACCTCTGGTCGAAGCAGCATGGTCGGACGCAGGAGTCATCGACATTCCCGTCTGGCAGGCCAAAGAGATCATCACCATCTACGCCGGTAAGAACGAGTTCGAGGACCACCTCCGCATCACAGCCGATCCCGTCCGCGTCCGGACAGTCGACTCCTCCGGATTCATCGACATGCTCGACCACAACTGGCCACGCAGAGCCATGAGCGAAGCGGCACCGGATGTCCCAGCCATCCTCACAGGAATCCGCCGCGCAGATCGCGACGAAGTCCCCCCGGTCGGAGCGGCACTGATGCGACGCATCGCCCAAGCCGCCAATGTATTCAACCGGGCAGACGTGAAGATCGCCGCGACCACCAGTCACTACATCTTCCAGATCGGCCCATATGCCACGGCCACTGCCTCCATTCCCGACGAACACCGTCCCGAACAAGACGGGGCGGACCGCGAACCGCTCGACGCCACCGACGACGACCTGGTCAGCGAACCCACCAGTCAACAGCCACGCCCACAAAACAACCGTGGTGGCTTCCGACTAGTCGCCGCCAACCCCCCGGAGGGAACGCTGTGATCCCGACTTCCGGTACCCGCCATGCCCACCTCGGTGACCTCATCGGCACCGAGGACCTCCGACAAGGCATCTGCCACCACGCCACACCCACCATCTGGTCCGGCCCCTGGTTCGACCGCAACCCGACCGCCGGAAGCACCTCGAAGCAGACCGACTACTCCACCGCCATGAAAAGAGCAGTCAGCATCTGCAGCCACTGTCCGGTCCTCGCATCATGCGAACGCCAGCTCACGGCCTTCGAGAAAGACGGCAAACCCGTCCACGGGATCATGGCCGGCCGTCGCTACGGCGAACACCCCGTCGGAGAATGCCGGAACTGTGGCCGCCCGATGCACAGAACCACAAACCGCAAAGGCACACAGCAGTCCCACCTACCCGACGGACACGCCTACTTCGCATCACGTGGCCTGTGCCGCAGCTGCTACAAGACCGACTGGAAGAACAGACACGCCCAGAGCACCACGGACCCGGAGGTCACCGACCATGACTGACCACCCCACCCGGTGGCGTGTCGAACGACACACCCGAATTCACGGTCACTCCGGAGACACCCGGACAATCATCAGCCCCCGGTCGAAGTGGCTCCTCACTCCCCAGGCCGCCTTGAAAGAGGGAACCACCCCACCCGCATCCGGCGAAACCAAACCCTCCAAGAACTCCCGATACCACCTCGTCCGCCTCGCTCCGGACGGCGAAAGAACCATCGAAAGGACCTGGTCATCATGACAGAAATGTCCCACACGACAGGTCCCGAATGAACGCGCCCCCCGACCGGTGCCGCGCACCTCCGGCCCGCGCGCCGGGCAACGAGTTTCCTCTGACCATGATGACCAGGAGCACACCAGTGACATCGCAGACCTGTCCGGCCCCCAGGCCCGGCACGCTCGCCCGATCCGGGAGTGGTAGCGCATGCCGTGGCTGAGGAGCGGGGACGACGCGGCGATGTACCCGAAGTTGCTCTCCGTAGTCGCCGACGCGAACTTCGACAGTCGCCTGATCAATGAGGTTGCCGGTTTCCTGTGGCGCTCGGCGACGCAGTCGGCCAACTTCATCACGGATTACGTCCTGGACATCGGAACGGCCTACACCCTCGCGGGTGACCGTCTCGGTGTCCTCACCGACGCCTGCGTGCAGGCGGGCCTCATGGAGGTCGTGGACATGAATGGAGTCCGTGGTTGGAAGATCATAGAAGACCCCGAGTTCCTCCACATGAAGACCGAGGAGGAGATCACCTGGGAGAAGCAGCGCAAGCAGGACAACGGAAACCCCGCGCTGATCATCCCCGTCCGTCTGCGAGATGGCGACGCATGCCGCTACTGCGGCAAGGTCGTGAAGTGGACAGCCCGAAAGGGCAAACTCGCCGGCACCTACGACCATCGAGAGCCGGGCCAGGCGGCCACGGTCGACACGCTGGTCGTGTGCTGCGGGGAGTGCAACGCCAAGCGAGGCAATGACCCGGACGCAGACAACCGCGTTCCGTTGCTCGCACGGCCGACGCCCCCGTACTTCGACAAGTCCACCATCGAGTGGATCAACAACTCGACCTGGGCCCGTGACAACGGCGTCCAGAAGCTTCCGCCGAAGCGGGACAAGTACGTCCCGTTCGGCTCTGTTCCGCCCGGACACGAGTCTCACGTGTCGGTGCCGGGGGAGTTGCTGATCGAGTCGCCTGTTGAGCCGACCGCCGATGCCATCGGCGGCTCTGACTCCGGGCTTGATTCTCGGCAGTTTCCCCCTCTACCGGCGCATCTCGGCGCCGCTGGCCCCAAGATGACGACCTCCACCAGCCAGGTGGAGCGGGACGGCATCGAGGGCGTCGCCGCCGAGGAGACGATCGAGCCCGCGAAGGGTGATGACGCGGCCACCGCCGTTCCCGAGTCTGGATCTCCTGCCCGTGAGGGCGGTCGAGAATCAGTCGGTCGAGCAGCGAGCCAGCAGTCCACCCGACAGCGAAACAGGGTCGGAACTGCGGGAATGACTGACCTGCCGAAAAAGTCAGATCCGGCAGGTCGCGAGTGTGCAGGATCCGGATTATCCGGGTCGGGACGGGACGGGACGGTGCGTGTCGGTAGCGGTGAGGTAGGGGACGGTGACGTTTCTGCTGACCGTGGGAAGCGTGGCCCGAAGAAGAAGAGACACAGACGTCGTGGAAGGAAAGGCAGGTGATCCGTAGTGCTGGGTGTTGAGGATCGTGAGGTCCTGGTCCGAGATCTGAAGGTGCTGGTGCAGCTGGGTCCGAAGCTGGCGGAGATGGTGGTGCCGTCGGTGGCGGCGTCCGGGTCGAACGCCGGGGTGACGGCGTCGGTGCCGGGGCCAAGGTCTCCGGTGCGGGAGCATCCGTTTGCGGTGGAGCATGAGTGTTGGCTGCTGCTACGGCAGATCATTCGGGCTGTGTGTGCTGTGGCCGTGGTGGAAGCACCTCGTCATCGGAGACCCGGTCCGATCCCGGTGGAGGAGCTGGCAGGGTGGCTGTTGGTGCACGTCGATGAGTTGGCAGGGCATGAACGGGCGGCGGATGCGGTGGTGGTGATCGGGCAGCAGGCGCGGCGGGTTGCTGATTTGGTGGAGCCTCCGGTGTCGGAGCGTGAGCAGTTGCAGGCTCGTGGCGTCGAGGTGCGGGACCCTGCCCTGTCGTGGGGCACGGAGCGGGCGGTGGTCGAGGGCGCCGGCATCCGTGGGCACCAGGTGTCGGGTCGCACAGTGCGGCGGTGGGCTGACGCGGGCGCGGTGCGGTCGCTGTCGGTGCCGGGGAAGCCGAGGAAGTACAGCTTCGATGACGTGCTGTCGATGTGCGCGGGAAAGGACGAGAGGGTGGCGGAGATCCAGAGCGTGGCCCTGCCGCCTGAATCTTCCTGACCTGCTATGTCCCTCGACTGTGGTACGCTGTCGCTACGCAACACGTGAGCCTCGGTACCAGCAGTGGTCCGGGGCTTTCGCTATGTCGAGGGGCCGGTGGTCGTGGTGCCTCGTGCTCGTCGTCCATGCTCCGAGCCTGGGTGTCCCGAGCTAGCTGGTCCACGTGGCAGGTGCCCGGCACACCAGGCAGACCGCGAGCGCTTCGAGAAGGCGACGGTGCCGACGAAGGTGTCGGGAGCGAAGTGGTCAGAGCGCCAGCGTCGTGCCGCCGCCGTCCGCCGGCACCGAGAGGCTCATGGCGACTGGTGCCCGGGCTTCGGGCGGCCGCCTCACCGATCTGCCGACCTCACCGCCGATCACGTCGTGGCCCAGGCCGATGGCGGCGCAGCGGCCGGTGACCTGTCGGTGCTCTGCCGGTCGTGCAACTCCCGGAAGAATGCCGTGACCCGCCGGCCGTCCCGGTCTCGCCCTCGTGGCAGTCGGTGACGGCCTCGGAGCCAGAGCTTCAGACAAGCTATGCGAACGATCGTTCGAACGAACATTTGTTCGAGTAGCACGTGTGCTACATCGACCCCAGGGGGGGGGCACCCCGAACGGCCCGATCGCGCCCGGCCGTGAAGGAGGTCTCCAAAAGGTGCGCAGGGTTCAAAAAATGCAGGTGGGAGGTGGTTTTTCATGGGCTCTGGCGGTGCTCGAAACCGGTCTGGCCCGGCCCCGAATCCGGCCTCGAAGCGGTCAGATTCCCGTGGTCTGGAAGATGTCTCCCGGGTCCTTCCGGCCTCCGGGTGTTCGAAAAAAGCCCCGGCGTGGCCGTTCCCAAAGGGGTCGACGAGAGAGAAGGCACTGTGGCGCAGGCTCTGGACCTACCCCCAGGCGGTGGCCTGGGCTGACGAGGAGTGGCGCTGGCTCACCATCGCCAACTACGTCCGCTGGCAGGTCAAGAGCGAGGCCCCGGACGCCACCCCCTCGGTGATGACTCAGGTCAACCGACTGGCGGACTCCATCGGCCTGTCGCCGGCAGGGCTCCGCGAGAACCGCTGGGAGATCCTCGACGACACCCGGGCGCAGGAGGGGCCCGACACCCCGCCATCCAGCACCCCGCCCGAACGCCGCATGAGGGTGGTCAAGGATGCCGGCTGACGACGAATGGCTGGTCGACTTCCCCACCCTCGGTGACCTCTGGGAAGCCTGGGTCCGCCAGCACTGCCCGATCCCGGACGGCTTCCAACGCGGCGAACCGATGACCTGGTCCGACTGGCAGTTCTGGTGTGCGGCGAACTTCGGCCGCATCCGCGCCAGGCTGAAGTGGGCGGGCACGCCGTTGCGCAACCAGGCGTTCACCTTCCGCCGTGGCCAGGTCGTAGGCCCGCAGAAGACCGGCAAAGGACCGTGGGCCGCATCCATGGTCCTGATCCAAGCTGTAGGACCGTCCGAGTTCGACGGGTGGGCTGAGGCAGGGGAGTACTACCGGTGTTCCGACAACGGCTGTGACTGCGGCTGGACTTACCAGTACCTCGACGGTGAACCGAAGGGCCGGAGGCACCCGTCTCCACTGATCCAGCTATCCGCCTACAGCGAGGACCAGGTGGAAAACACCTACCGGCCGCTGCGCTCCATGATCACCATGGGACCACTACGGTGGCTGCTGGCGGACCGGGACGGCTTCGTACGCATCCTCGGCGGCATCGGCGGGGACGCCGCGGACCGCATTGATGTGGTGACCGCGAACGCGAACTCCCGGGTCGGTCAACCGATCAGTTTCGCACTGCAGGACGAGACAGGGCTGTGGACCGCCTCGAATCGACTGGTCGGCGTCGCCGACAACCAGCGGCGAGGCCTGGCCGGCATGGGTGGCCGCTCACTGGAGACAACCAACGCCTGGAATGCCGCCGAAGCCTCCGTGGCCCAGACCACCTACGAGGGCACCGCCACCGACGTGTTCAAGTTCTTCCGCCGGCCACCGAAGTCCTGGAAGTGGGAGAGTGCCGCTGACCGCCGCATGATCCTCGAGTACGTCTACAAGGGCTCCCCGTGGGTTGACCTGGACTCGATCGAGGCAGAAGCCGCCGAGCTCGGCAAGCGCGACCCGGACCAGGTGAAGCGCTTCTTCGGCAACATCGTGACCTACGGCCAGGGATCCTGGCTGCCGGGCGACCTGTGGGAGGACGCATATGCGGGAGTGGCTACCTAACCCCGACGCCGGCGAGTCGATCTGCGTCGGCTTCGACGGATCAGACTCCGACGACTGGACCGCACTGCGGGCAGAGACTCTCGACGGGTACAGCTTCACCCCGCGCTACGGACCGGACGCCAGACCGACGATCTGGAACCCCGCCGAGTGGGGCGGAACCGTCCCCCGCGGCGAGGTCCGAGCCGCCGTCGACGAAATCTTCGAACGCTGGACCGTGTCCCGGATGTACTGCGACCCACCCGACTGGCGAACCGAGATCGGGGAATGGTCACTGGAGTACGGCGACCAGCACGTCCTGGAGTGGCCCACCTACCGCATCCGGCAGATGCACGAGGCCCTCGAGCGCTTCGAAATCGACCTCGCCTCCGGACGAATCAGCCATGACGGCTGCCCACTGACGAACCTGGCCGTGGCCAACGCTCGCCGAATCGCCAAGCCCGGGCAGCGGCACATCCTCGGCAAGCCCGCCCAGACCCAGAAGATCGACCCCGCCATGGCCACCGTTCTCGCCCACGAGGCAGCGATGGACGCCCACGCCGCCGGATGGGCACGCCAGACCACCAACACCGTCGTCGTCTTCGGGTGACCGCCACGCCCGACCAGACACCCCGCTATGCCACCTGAGGAGGTGCACTGATGCAGCTGACCCCCGCCGAGGACCGCCTCATGCGACACCTCTTCACCAAGATTCAGCGACAGAAGACCGAGGACCGCAGGAACTGGCACTACTACGAAGGTCTGCAGAACATCGGCAACCTGGGCATCAGCGTCCCCCCGGACGTCCAGCCTTTTGCCTTCCCCCTGAACTGGTGCAGGACCTACGTCGACACACTCGAGGAGCGCATGGATGTGCGCCTCATCCTCCGCCAGGACACCACCGTCGAGGACCAGGAGCTCCGCCGCGACTGGGAGGCCAACGACCTCGACACTGAGGCACAGCTCGCGCACCGGGACCTCCTCATCTTCGGCCGCGCTTTCATCTCCGTCGCCGCTGACCCCGACGGTGGACGCCCCCGCATCCGCGTCGAATCACCCCGCGACATGGCCGCCGAAGTAGACAACCTCACCCGGGCGATGACCGGCGCTCTGCGGCTCTACCGCGACCGCAACGGGTACGCCCAGCACATGACCCTCTACCTCCCCGACTCCACCGTCATGATCGACCGTCGCGCCGGGAAGTGGGAGGCAGTCCAGCGCATCGAGCACGACCTCGGCCGCGTCCCCGTGGTCATGATGCTCAACCGCCGGCAGACCGGCCGGTGGACCGGTGAGACGCAGCTGTCGGATCTCCGAGCGATCGTCGACATGGCCGGTCGCGTCATGCTGCAGCTGCAGCTCGCGATGGAGACCATCGCTACCCCGCAGAAGATCGTCGCCGGACTTGAGAAGAAGGACTTCGTCGACTCAGACGGCAAGCCCATAAAGGACATCTGGGAGACCTACCTCGGCGCGGTCTGGGCATTGTCTGACCCCAAAGCGTCCGTCACCCAGCTCTCCGGGGCCTCTCTGGACAACTTCCACAGCACCATCAAGATGCTCGCCGAGCAGGCGTCCACCGTCACCGGTATGCCGGTGCGGATGATGGGCCAGTCCACCGCCAATCCTCCGGCAGAGGGCGCGATCCGCGCCGACGAATCCCGCCTCGTCCGCCAGGTCGAGCGCATCAACACGGTCGCCGGCGCCGGATGGTCCTGGGCTCTCGGCATCGCCGAGCGGATCCGCACCCGCCACTGGGACGCCGACGGGCAGATCCGCATCGAGTGGCACAACCCGGGCACCCCCACCGTCGCTCAGCGCGGTGACTACGTGTCCAAGCTCTCCGGCGGATTGCCGATCATGTCCCAGCGCGGAGCCATGAACGAGCTCGGTTGGTCCCAGGCGCGCATCGACCAGGAGCTGAAGTGGATGGCGGGAGAGACCGACACCAAGGTCATCACCGAGGACGCCGAACCGCCAGCCCAGAAGCAGGCACGAGAGGGGGTGTAGGCACATGACTGCACCGTTGGCAGAGTTCCGCTCCGCACAGATCGCCGCGATCCCTGCCCTGGCACGCACCGCCGCCCTGGTCCGCTCCGACATCACCGCTGAGCTGATCTACAAGATCATCCGCCTGTGGACCGGCCACGGCCCCATGCAGCCACAGGTGTGGATGCACCGCTACGGCGAGCAGTTCTACACCGACGTCACCCTCGCCCAGATCGAGGCCGCCACCGTCGCAGCCCTCACCATCGATCCGATCCTCGAGGAGCAGGGGTTCACCGGCAACGAGGACGCCATGGTTGAGCCGACCTCCCTGGCCGGCGTCGACGGCACCGGCCGCGACGTCCTCGGCCTGGTCTACGCGGCAGCCCTGCCACTGGCCGCCGGACTCGACGCCGACGCCCCACCCGAGCACACTCGCCAGCTATGGGTCGCTGCCGGCCGCGTCCTCCAGCTTGCCGCCCACACCGCAGTCCTCGATACCTCTCGCGTGGCCAAGGGAATTCAGATCACCGGACGCGACCGCGCCGGGTGGGTGCGGATGGTCCGCCCACCGTGCTGCGCCCGCTGTGCGATCCTCGCAGGAAAGATCGGCGGGGCCACCGTCGGCTTCCGGCGTCACCCGAACTGCGACTGTGACGCGGTCCCGGTCCATGACTACGAGAACCGGACCGACGACCCGACGTTGAAGGACTGGGTGTTCGACACCCGCGAGTACTTCGATTCACTGTCGGCAAAGCAGCAGAGCAAGATCTTCACCGTTTCCGGCGCCCGGGCGATCCGCGACGGCGCCGAACCCGCACAGGTCATCAACGCACGTCGCGGCATGACCACCGCCAAGGACCGCTTCGGCACCACGCGCCGGGTGACCTATGAGTCCACGACCAGCAGGGGATGGGCGTCGCGCTACCTGCGCCAGCAGTACGACGCGAAGCTGGTCAAGCGCGGCGGCAGATACCGACAGACCTCCCGGCCCCGCCTGATGCCGGAGGAGATCTACGAGATGGCCGGCGGTGACCGGGACAAGGCCCTGGTGCTGCTGCACAAGAACGGCTATCTGGAGGGCACCTCGGCCAGTCTCTCAGGCCTCGGCGTTCGGGATGCGGAGGTCATCTCCGCTCAGCGGCGGGCAATCCGTCGCCTGGAGAAGCGCGGGGCGCCGAAGTCAGCACTGCTGAATGCGCCGCGGGTGATTCACCGAAAGGCGCCGGCCACCGTCATCGACACGAAGGCCGCTGCAACTCCCGCGACCGCAACAGGATCCGGCGGCGGAAAGGGGCCGACGAAACAGCCGCGTCCGCCACGATCAGGTGGAGCGGGTGCGGGGGGAGACGATGGCGGGCGGATACCACCTTCCAACGGGCCCGGCCCCGGATATATGCCTCCGCCCACTCCTCGGCCACGTTGGCTTCCGAAGGACACCGAGGACGTGGACTTCCCCGTCCCAGAGAAGCTGCCGCCCCGGGACGCAGCTCTCCATCAACCCACAGCTCAGGTACTTAGAGAACAGGGGCTCGTCGGAGAAGATGGTGTGTGGACCTGGGCCAAGAAACCGGGGGACCGGAAAGTCCAGGAGCAGGAGAAGGAACTCTGGGACTGGTTGCTTGGACAGGGGGATGACGACTACACCCCGAGACTGAACCAGATCGAGACGAGAAACACCGCCGGGTATGACGGGAAGACTCCGGACTACCTGGTGGATGAAGTGCCGACAGAAGCGAAGCGAATCCAGAGTGTGCGGGCATTTCAGGACCGCACGAAGGAAGGACGTTGGCAATCCCGGGAGATCATCTACGACACTCGGCAGTCGGGGCTCACCAGGGAGCAATCGATCGAGGGGCTGCGTACCGTGACCGACAAGTTCGGGCCCTACGTAGACCGGCTCACTGTGGTGGGAAACGGCTACACGCTACACTGGCCACCAGCAGGCAAGGAGGGAGGAAACCATGGGTGACATTGCCATTCAAGTAACTCGCGAAGGGCTCAGTGAAGCTGAACTCCGAGCTGCGGTGGTCTCCGACCCGGAAGTCCAGCAGGCGGGGGAAAGCCTTCTCTTGCTTGGGAAGTACAGAATCCAGCTGGAAGAGCTTGACCCCGGGGAATGGACGATCAAGCTTCTCGACTACGGCGACCTCGGCTCCGAGTTCCCCTTCGACCGGCTCTACCTCCACTTGGAAGAGACCACGAACTGGGGACTCTGGACCGAGTACGACGACCTCTACGACTTCTACAAGGCCGAAGGCATTCTGGAGAAGCGCCGCGAACCCCCCCTCGCCGCCTGACCTCACACTGACCCGAACACAACCCCGACACCGCACCGCGGTGGGCGGGGTTTTCTCATGCCCGAAACCGGACAGAAAGGACATGACCAGCATGTTCAAGAACCACCGACCCTGGCTGCGCTTCATCGCCAACCCCGACGACGCGGGTGCCGGCACACCGCCCGCCCCGACCCCGGACCCCGCCCCCTCCTCCGAGGATCACTCGGGGGAGGACTCCGGCGCTGACCCGCCCGCTGGCGGCGACGACGCCGGAGACGACGGAGAAAGCGGTAACGGCAAGTCCGACGATGCCCCGGACTCCGCTGAACTGCTCGCGAAGCTCACCGCGGAGCGAGACGCTCTCCGGGCCAAGATAGCCGCCCACGAGCGGGAGCAGATGACCGAGGCGGAGAAACTCGCCGCCGACCGGGAGGCCGCGGTCAAGCGCGCCGAGGACGCGGAGGCGAAGATCGCCGCGCTCAACCGCGAGAAGCTCGTGGCTGACGCGGCAGCCGCGGCGAAACTGCCGGCCACCATGGCTGACCGCCTCCGCGGAGAGACGGCGGAGGAGCTGGTTGCGGACGCCAAGGCACTGGCCCAGTCCCTCGGCTACGACCGTGCCCCCGTCGATCCCTCCCAGGGCAGGGGCTCTTCCGGCCCGATGTCCCACAACTCCCTCGCGGACGCCCTGTCCGCCCACTACGGCACCGGCACCGGCCGGTAGCCGTCACCTCCAGAAAGGACCATGAACATGGCCATCACCCTGGCTGACGCCAAGCTCAACACCCAGGAAGACTACGACCCGGCGGTCATCGACGAGTTCCGGAAGTCCTCCGCCCTCCTTGACGCGATGCTCTTCGACACCGCGGTCAACCCCGCCGGCGGCGGCGCGACGATGACGTACGGTTACCGCCGCCTGGTCACCCAGGCCGGCGCCGACTTCCGCGCCGTCAACTCCGAGTACACCGAATCCAACGTCACCACCGAGAAGTACTCCGTGGACCTCGCTGTACTCGGCGGCGCTTTCAAGATCGACCGCGTGCTCTCCGCCCTCGGACCGGCGGCCTCCAACGAGGTGACCCTGCAGATGGGCCAGAAGATCAAGGCCGCGAACACGAAGTTCTGCGATGCCGTGATCAACGGCGACACCGCCGTCGACGCCAACGGCTTCGACGGCCTGGACAAGGCCCTCCTCGGGTCCGATACCGAGATCGGTGCGACCGGTTCCATCGACTGGTCCGACTTCGACACCGACCCGCGTGCAGAGCACAAGGCGCTCGATGTCATCGACGAGTTCCTGTCCAACCTCGACGGCACCCCGACCCTTCTCCTCGGAAACAAGAAGACCCTCGCAAGGGTCCGCGCTGCGGCCCGCCGCGCCGGCCAGTACGTCAAGTCCCCGGTCGAAGATCTTCTCGGTGCCGGAGGCCGCCCGATCGAACGGGAGACCTACGGCGGGGTCACTTTCGTCGACCCGGGCAACAAGGCCGGCACCAACGACCCGATCATCCCGATCGACTCCGTTGAGGGCACGACTTCCCTCTACGCGGTGCGCATCGGCCTGGACGGCTTCCACGGCGTCACCACCACCGACGGTCAACTGGTGAAGACCTGGCTGCCGGACTTCACCACCGCCGGTGCGGTCAAGCGCGGTGAGGTCGAGCTCGGCCCGGTCGCCGTCGCACTCAAGGCGACCAAGGCCGCCGCGGTGCTGCGCAACATCAAGGTCCGGTGACCGGCATGCCAATCCGGGTCACCGCCCCGAACCGGGGCTTCACGGACACCATCAACGGAGATCGGTTCTACCGCGGGGTCTGCACCGACGCCTCCGAGGCGAACCTGCCGTACTACACCCGGCAGGGTTACCTCATCGGGGACGCCGCGGACCTGCCCTCGGCCGTCCCGCCGTCCGAGGAGCAGATCCTCACCGCCGCGGCCACCGCGGTCAAGGAACTGGCCGAGCAGGACGCCGTCGACGCCGCCTCTGCAGACGGCAAGAACCAGGCGGACGAACCCGCTGACGCCCCGGCCACACCGAAGCGCAATGCACCGCGGGCGGTGTGGGCGTCCTTCCTCACTGATCAGGGCATTGCCGTCGACGACGGCGCATCCCGAGAAGAGCTCATTGATGCCTGGGAGCAGTCCCGGGCATAGGAGGTGACCATGACCTCACCGACACCACCGCCGGTGTACGCCACCCCTGCTGATGTCGCCGACCGCCTCGGCGGCGTGGCACTGGGGGAGGCGGAGGACCGCAAGGTCGCCCGCTTCCTGCGCACCGCACACACCCGCCTGCGACGCCTCGACCAGACCCTGGACACTCGCGTGGCGTCCGGAGTCCTCGAAGCGCAGGCGGTCGGCGACGTGCTCGTGGAAGCGGTCTGGCGGGCAGTCGAGGACGAGCGCATCGGCTGGCGCGTCCGTAGCGAGGGCTGGCCGGAGTCCACCACCGAGTTCGACACCTCCCCCGCAGAACGGGGGGTGTTCTTCACCGCCGACGAACTCGCGGACATCGGCATCGACGGCACCACCGACGGTACCTCCGGCGCCTTCACGATCAACGGGTGGCGGGGGAGGGGGCACCAGTGACCCCCGAGGCCTTCGCCGCCCGGTGCTCCGAGGCCTACGCCCCGATGGTCGAGCAGAAGATCACCAACCCGGACACCGGCAACACCCGGAAGATCCGCGTCCCCGGCGACCCGATCCCGGGCCTGCTGCAGCGCGCGGACCCGGACGCCGCCCAGGACCGAGCGGACATCGGCTCAGGCCGGGTGGCCACGACCCAGCAGCGACTTCTGCTCCTCGCCGGCGAGCACCGCTTCCCCCAGGGGACGGTCTTCGTCGGAGAGGACGGCCGGCGCTGGACCGCCACCGACCCCGCCGTACCCCGCACCGCACCGCGTCGCCCCTGCCCGTACACGGCAGTCAACGTCACCAGGAACACACAGACCACACCACCGACCGACACGCGATAGGAGAACCCATGCCCGACATCACTCCCTTCGACTTCCACGGCCACCAGGTCCGAACCCTCCTCGGAGACGACGGCGAGCCCCGCTGGGTCGCCGCCGACATCGCCGACGTCCTCGGACTCGGCCGTACCCACGACATGGTCCGCGGACTCGACGACGACGAACGGGGTACGGATACTGTCCGCACCCCTGGCGGCGACCAGGATGTGACGACCGTGACCGAGGCCGGCCTCTACGCCTGCATCGGCCGCAGCCGCCGCCCCGAAGCCAGGACCTTCCGCCGCTGGATCAACCACGAGGTCCTCCCATCGATCCGCAGAACCGGCGGCTACGGCCGCCAGCTCACCGACGACGAGATCGTCCGCCAGGCCCTCGTCATCACGACCGACCGCGTCCAGGAACTCGAAGCCGTCCTCGCCGTTGTCGGACCGAAGGCCAACACCTGGGACAAACTCGCCGCCGACAACGGGACCGACTTCGGCGTCGCCGATGCCGCCAAGATGCTCTCCCGCGACACCGGCGTCACCGTCGGACGCAACCGCCTGTTTCAGATCATGGCGGACAAGAAGTGGATCTACCGCCGCGCCGGGAAGCGCGCCGGGTGGTGCGCATACCAGTCCCAGGTGGACCTGGGGCGTCTCCATGAGCGCATGGGAACTCCGTACCTCAACCGGACCACCGGCGAGTTCGAGATCCCCGCACCGACGATCCGCCTCACGGCCAAGGGCGTTGAAGCCCTCCACGCGCACCTCGTCGGCAACTCAGCCGAGATCATGTCCACCTTTGAACAGCTCGAACTCCAGGAAGGAGCATGACGACCATGTTCACCCCGTACATCGGCGCCGACGGCAACACCCGCTGGGCTGATCCCGCCGCTGTCCCCGCAGACCCTGGTGCGGCAAGCCCTGCGGTAGCCACCCCATCCGACATGAGGACCAGGAAGCCAGCATCGGTCACCCCACCCAGTCCCGTGGAGGAGGTGATTCCCGGTGCCGTCGACGGCGCACCTGACGATCTTCGACCGACAGGCGCGTGATGAAGCGCGCAAGCTCTCCACCCGCGACCTTCGCAAGACAGCCAACGATGTCGCCTCCGCCGCGCGCAGTGCCGCCCCGGTCCTCACCGGCCGATACCAGGGTGGCATCAGCGTTGTCCCCCGTGGAGACACCTTCTCCGTCATCGACACCGACGACACCGCCATCCACAAGGAGTACGGCACCTCCGACACACCCGCCCACGCTGCGCTGACTGAAGCCGCGATCCGTGCCGGCAGGTACCGGGGCATGATGCCCCGCGGTCTCAGCGTGCGGGCGGTGAGAGGACGATGACCCGTGCCCTGCCCTTGCCGTACATGCTCATCCCGGTTCGCCGTCTCCTGCTCGAGGAGGCGGCGTTCGCGTCCCTGCTCGACGGAGGAACCGTCACCACCAGGGATCTCCCCGAGCAACTCACCACCCCGGCGGTGGTGGTCCGATCAACATGGCAGGACGGTGAGGACGCGAACCTGCGCAACCCCACCGTCCAGGTAATTGCCGTCGTCCCGCCCGACTACGTCCCGGACACCGGCCCGCACGCCGGGAAAGACCCCGACGAGGTGGCCTGGGACATCGTCGCCCTCGCCGCCGTGATCCTCGACGCGACCCGCAACGAGGAGTTCCGGGGTGCGGCGTGGAATGCGTCGTGGACTGAGGGGCCCGTCTCCGAAGTCCTCACCGACCGTGACCCCACCCACCCCCTGTTCACCTGCTCAATCACCGTGCAGATGGACGTTTCACCCCCTGTTCCCTGAAAGGAATACGCACCATGAGCAAGAACTCCAACCCGAACAAGGCGCGCGTCTGGATCGACGGCGACGCCTACCGCTCCCCGGCAGGCACCGGCCTGCCGACCCTCACCAAGTGGGACCAGGAGGAGATCAAGACCGGCACCGCCGAGGACCTTGTCACCTGGGAGTCCTACGGCGGCATCGAGGCCGGCTTCGACCACAAGCCCGAGCAGAAGTCCAACAAGCTCAACATCTGGAACTACCGGGAAGGAGCCTACGACTCCTACTCCGACCCGCGAACCGACGCCATGAGCTTCATCGCCGTCGACAACTCACCGGCCACAATCAAGACCCGCCTGCGAGGCGGCAGCATCGTCCAGAAGAACGGTCTCTACGTCGAGGAGTTCGGGGACGAAGAAGAAATCGCGCTGCTGTTCATCCTGCGTCGCGGAACGAAGGGCAGAGGCATCTACGTCGAGCGCGCCCGACTGGCCGACGCGCCCGTTCTCGGCCGGTTCACCGGCAAAGACCTCGACGGATGGACCTTCAACTTCGACCTCCTGACCCCGCCCGAGGCGTTCACCATCGACGCGCCGGAGGGCATCACCCCCACCCCGTAGTCCACACCCGAGCCCGGGGAATTCGTGACGGGGTCGCCCCGGGCCCACCCAGATCTGCCACTGACCCCGTCCTCACTTCCAACTGATCACAGAAAGGGCCCCGTCACATGGCCACGAAGAAGACAACCACCTCCGTTGAACCGAAGGAACAGCCGTTCGATCTGCTCGCTGTCCTTGACCGACCCTGCGACACGCCGACCCGTCCCGCCACCCTCGGCGAGATCACTGTCAATGTGAAGACTTCCTGGATCGGTGTCGAGGTCGCAGCGGTATCCACCGCCATGGCCACCGGGGTGAAGGACGTCCTCTGCCTTCTCGTCCCGGACGCCGAGGAAGCAGCCGCAGCGTGGGAGTTCATCGGCAACCTCCGACAGGATGTCGCCGTTCTGGTCGTCCAGGAGACGCTGAAGCTTGCAGGGTTGGCGACCGACAAGGGTTTTCTCGCGCACTCGGCGTCCTCAGAGATGCCTGCGGGTGGCGCCGAGCGGTAGCCGGCTTTCGCCGCTACTACGGCATGAGCCTCACCGAGGCCATGCACACGCTCGACTGGGCGGAAATGGAAATCCTTCTCGACGAACTGCCACCCGCCTGGACCCCGACAGACGAGAACATCGCCCGGCTTGTCGACCGCGATGACTTCCACCTCAACGGCGTCTACGCCGGGTGGACCGCAGACCCGGACACCCCGGACACCGGGCCCCGACCGACCCCGCCGCCGATACCTGTGCTGGATCCGGTGGCCGTCCGCCCTCCGGAGATCACCGAGCAGATCGACCAAGCAAATGCCGCGTTCCTCGACTCCCTCCACACCCGGGCAGACGAAGCGGAAAAGGACGCCGTACTCGACTCCTGGTTCGCCGCACTCGGCGACTGAACAGACCCCAACCCCGACCCCATCAGGAGGACACCATGGCCGGTGGCCAGATCGACATCCGCGTTGAACCTGACGTGAAGGACTTCCCCGGAAAGCTAGAGTCCGGGCTCGGCGGCGCACTCGGCACAGCCACGAAGATCGGCTCGGCCCTGGGCCTGGCTCTCGGTGCTGGAACGATGGCGAAGTCGGTCATGGACATCGGCCTGTCCTTCGAGCAGCAGATGAACACCATGACGGCTGTGTCACAGGGAACTGCCGCCCAGATGGACGCTGTGGCGGCTAAGGCGCGCGAGCTGGGAAATGACACTGATCTGAGCGCCACCTCAGCCACTGACGCTGCCGCCGCCATGACCGAACTCGCCAAGGGCGGTTTCACGGTCGAGCAGTCCATGGAAGCGGCGAAGGGAACTCTTCAGCTCGCAGCCGCCGCGCAGATCGACGCCGCGGATGCTGCGACAATCCAGTCCCAGGCACTGCAGAGCTTCTCTCTGGGGGCTGAGGACGCCGCCAGGGTCTCCGACATTCTCGCCGGTGCAGCGAATGCCTCATCCGCCGAGATAGAGGGCATCGCCATGGGTCTGCAGCAGTCGGGCACCGTCGCCAACCAGTTCGGTGTGTCCATCGACGACACGGCTACTGCGTTGGCCATGTTCGCCAATGCGGGGATCCAAGGTTCGGACGCCGGTACCCTGCTGAAGTCAGCGCTGCTGGCGCTGACGGACCAGGGTGAACCAGCCCAAGGTGCCATCGAAGAGCTCGGACTGTCCGTTTACGACCTGCAGGGAAACTTCGTCGGACTGCCGGCCCTGTTCGACCAACTGCAGGATGCACAGTCCCGGATGACTCCGGAGGCCTACCAGGCAGCCACCGCCACTCTCTTCGGGTCAGACGCCATGCGCCTGGCGGGAATCGCAGCAGAGCAGGGTGGTGAAGGGTTCGAGTCGCTTCGGGAGAATGTCACCCGTTCCGGTCAGGCGGCCGAGGTCGCCGCCGCCCAGACCCAGGGACTGCCGGGTGCCCTGGAACGAGCTCAGAACGCAGCGGAGGATCTTGGTCTCAAGGTCTATGACGCGGTCAAGGGTCCGCTTGTCGACGCTGCCAATGCAGGGGTCGGCGCCATGGAGGATCTCGGGCCCTCCATCGAAACCGCAGCCTCCATGGGGGCTGCCGCATTCTCCACTTTGCTTGATGTGATTACTCCTGCTGTCGGCTTGTTCACTGACCTCACAGGAGTGGTCATGGGCCTGCCCGCTCCACTCCTTGCGGCAGGGGCCGCGATTCCCCTGGCGAAGATGACCGGCCTGACCGGGGCCCTGTCCACAGGGAGCGGTGCTCTCCGAGTCTTCGGCCAGGATGTCGCGAAGCAGCGGAAGTACTTCTCGGACATGGGTCTGGAGATCGGCAGGACCACCGCCGTGATGGCCACGATGATGGAGAAATCCCCGACCATCGCCCGGATGGGTGACGCCTACCTCACCGCAGGTGCCGGAATGCGGGAATCCGGACGTCTGGCGAAGGACGCTGCCAAGGAAACGACGGGCCTTGCCCGGGTCTTCGGCACCGCCGGTGGAGCTGCGAAGACCTTCGGAGGCGTCGCGGCCGGCGTCGCCGGTGGAGGAATGTCTCTGTTGAAGTCCGGCGCATCCGGGATCATGACGATGATGGGTGGCCCGTGGGGACTTGCTCTGGCAGCAGGCGGTACTGCCCTGGGCATACTTGCACAGAAGCACCAGGAGGCAGCGCAGGCAGAGCAGGAGCACAAGGCCTATCAGGATTCTCTGCGTGATTCGCTTGACAAGACCACCGGGTCGATCACCGAGCAGACGAGGGTCACAGCCGAGCAGAAGCTTCGGGACCAGGGGGTCATGGACCAGGGGACCGGCCTCGGCATCTCGAAAAACACCCTGATCGACGCCAGCCTCGGCGATGAGGCCGCCCAGGCACGCGCATTCGGCGTCATCCACGACAACTCGGCCAAGCTGGTCGAGGACTCCCGGTTCTGGGAGGAGTACGGCGACAGGATCGTGGACGCCGGCGGAAGTGCCGACGACTTCGCCGACTCACTCAATGGTGACCACGAGGCTCAGCAGCGCATCAACGAGACGTTCGGTGACACCAAAAACCACCTCTCGGACGCCGCCGAGTACTGGTCCACCTACAAGGGCGAACTCAAGGACGCGAACAAAGCCAACGCCGAACTCTCGGACAAACTCGGTGCGAACGCCCGCGACATGGACCAGGCATTCACAACCGACCAGCGAGAGCGAGTCCTGGCCTACAAGGAGTCCATCGAGAACACCGCCGAGGCGATGAAACTGCTCAAGGACTCCGACATGACTCTCACCGGAATCCAGGACGGCAAGGTCACCGTTTCCGTGGAGGAGGGGGCTGTCACCGAAGAGACCCGCAAAAAGCTCGAGGAGCTTCGTGCCGTTGTCGGCAAACCGATGAACGGTCGGGTCTCCATCACCTTCGACGAGAATTCTGACATCCTCGGCATCCTCAACGAGATCGGACTCAAGATCTCCACCATGCCCGGTGGCTATATCGCTATCGACAACTATGAAACCGAGGAAGCGCAGGCAGCGCTGCAGACTCTGGGCATCACTGCTGACATGCTCGTCCAACACGACGGCAAGATGACCCTCAATCTCAATGACGCCGAGCTGCGGCAGCGGCTCATAGACCTCGGACTCGCGGCGAATGTCGACGGAACGTTCACCCTCTCCGACAATTTCCAGCAACTCCTCGACGGCATGGCAGGGATCGACGGCACGCAGCTCAACGGTGACATGCACGTCTCAGACAATGTTCCACAGGTTAAGGGCGATGTCGATTCCCTGAACGGTAGGAATACGTCGTCACAGCACACTGTGTATGTCAGTGAGGTGGTCAGGGTTGCTCGAGAGTACTACGATTCTGGCCGGTATTCTTCTCCTGCTCAGGCGGTGGAAGCTGCGCGGATTGATACGGCGAACGCTTCGGGGGGACGCATCCCCAGGAACGCCGCTGGAGACCGTATCCCCCTAAGCTCCGACCGGTCGAGCCACACCGGCTATCGACTCCCCACCAGCGGCCCCGGCACAACCGTCACGGACGGGATCCTCGGCATCCGTCCCGACGGCACACCCCTGTCCTGGCTCGACGGAGGGGAGTGGGTCTCCAATGCCAGAAGCTCCGCCAAGTACAACGACACCTACTACTACCTCAACCAGGACAACCCCTCAGCAGCTCTCGCCGCGCTCCAGGCGAAGACCGCCCAGACCACCAACCACGGCGGCACGCCAGGGATGCAGTCGCTCGCCTCCGGTGGTGTGGTGGACTCCATCGTCGGACTCGTCAACGAGAACTTCCCGATGATGACCATCACCTCGACCTACCGTGACACCAACGACCTTCACGGTCAGGGAAAGGCCGTCGACGCCTCAAACGGTTACGACGACACCCCTGAAATGCAGGAGATGGCGCAGTGGTTCTATGACCGCTACCGCTACCAGCTCGCCGAACTGATCCACTCCCCGTTCGGAAACAACGTGAAGAACGGGGAAAACGTCGGTGACGGCATGAGCTACTACGGGTCAGCAACGATGTCCGAGCACCGCAACCACGTCCACATTGCGGCACAGGCGCCACTCTCCGCCGAAGACGAAACGTGGAAGGACGCCACCAAGGACGACGATGACAAAAAGGAGGAACTGACCCCTGAAGAAGAGTCTCGCAACAATGCAGCGAAATCTGCGGCCGAGGAGGCGGAACGCCGCCGGAAGATGGCAGAGGAGTCCGAACCCCAGATCGTCAAGACCACTGCCGAGATCGGACCAGATCCGGTTGCCCAGGCGATGTTCACCGAGCTCACCGACCCTGACGGCCTCCTGGTCCTGACCAGAGGTGGTGACTACACTCCGCGCTTCGGCGAGCGCTACCAGGTATCTGAAGATGATCTTCTGGTCGAGTTCCTGCTCTGGGCCAAGGGCGGGCAGGACCAGAAAGACACCGAACTGGCCACCGCCTTCAACACGGAAAATGATCCGAAGGGCCTCCGCTCCCTGCTCGAAGCTGGCATCTACACGAATCGGTTCGGTGCAGCGTTCGGCGTGTCAGGCAACTCCGACCTGGTCACCGCAGTTCTCGCAGCCCGCGAAAACGGCGGCACCAACACGCGCCGGGTTCAGGAGTGGAACGACACCTACGGTGACGTCGACACTTCGGTGTCCGGGATTGCAGGACGGGTCGCCAAGTCATTCGTCGAAGAGTCGGTCGGTGACGTCTACGCAGCTCTCGGCGTTGAGGACGACATCGGGCCCGTGTTCCAGGCAGGGATCCTCGGGGCGAAGTACCTGTTCGGTATGCAGACCGGGGCTTCTGTCGAGGATATGCGGACTGCAGCCCGAGACAGCGGACAGGTTTCCACCCCGTACTCCACCGCATACTCAGACATGACGGCGAAGGAGGCCGATGCAGCAGGTGCGCCCGGTGCTCCCACCGCCGCACAGTACGACTCCTCGAGAGGAGCTGAGCAGTGGAAGGACACGATCCTGGAGGCGCTGTCCCGCAGTGGACGGCCGGCATCCGAGGCAGGCGTGACGACCCAGCAGGTGGACATCGAGTCCGGAGGTGATCCCCGGGCGGTCAACAACTGGGATGCCAACGCCGCAGCCGGCACTCCTTCGGGAGGTCTGCTACAGGTGATAGAGCCCACCAGACAGTCGATGCGGGAGATGTTCCCTGAGCACCATCGGGGACTGGTGGATGACCTGTTCGATCCGCTGGAGAATCTCGTGTCAGGGATTGACTGGGCGATCCACGCCTACGGTGGTCCGGCCAATGTGTGGCCGACGACTGCCGGCTACGCCGCCGGTGGTGTGTTCCGTCCGATGGATTCCGGGAAGGCCGCGGTCGTTCCGCCGAACACGATGCGCCTCATCGGGGACCGCACAGACGTCGACGAGTTCTACCTGCCGGACACTCCGGACTCGGTGGCCACGGGAGCGGAGTGGGCGCGGCGCCGTGGCCTGCAGCTGACGATCGCGGGAAACCAGCGACGCCGGGACGAGCGCATGGCCGCGGCGATCTCCACCCAGGTCTCGTCCGGCCCCACCTATCAGTCCCAGGTCACCGTGCAGGGCTTTGACCGCACGGAACTCTCAGCCGGCATCCGCATGGCGGAACGGAAAGCACGATGGAAGGAGGGCTTCTGATGGCCGACTACCACAGCGGCTTCTTTCCCGGTGGATCGGCGAACGTCACGCTCGCCGGCCCCGGGAAGACAGCAGGCCTGCCTGAGCGGGTGTGGCACCTGTCGGAGTGGTCCGCGGCAACCACCAACACCGAGGGCGCCGTCCTGGCCACAGGGTGGGCGGACTTCGAGGAACCGACGATCGCCCACCGGTGGTTCGAGGCAGCCCAGGTCGACGGCGCCCACTGGCTGGGAGCTGTCGGGCAGAAGACAGAGTTCCCCCTGCCGATCCACCTGTCCCGCACGCCCACGGTCAGTTTCGAGCGGGTCCGGGACAGATTCTTCGACGACCTGTCCGCCTGGAACCTGTCTCGCCTGACGGTGAACTCGCCCCGCGGCGTCCGGTTCAAAGACATTCGTCTGGCCGCGGCACCCGAAGTCGGGCAGACGGACTACGCTGCTGAGCTCATTCAGCGCCAGTCCTACCTCGTCCCGGTGGTCTCAGGACAAGCGTTCTGGCAGGGACTGCAGATCCGCAGAGTGTGGGCGGACGGCCGGTGGGACAGATCCGCAACGCTGGTGAACCACGGGGACGTGCCCGCACACATCGACTGGGTCCTGCGCGGACCAGGCCTATTCAAGATTCCAGATGCCGAGTCACTGCTCGTCATCGATGTCCAGGCGGGCGAGACCGTCAGGTTGACGACTGACCGGTCAGCCCGCCACGTCGTCTCCGACACCAGGGAGACCATCCACCGGATCCTCGGCGGACAACGGCTGCGCTTCCCGATCCCCCCACGGGAGGCCCGCAGCGTCGAGGACATCGTCGTACTCAACGCAGGTTCTGACACCAGTGCCGTCGTCAGCATCCGCCCGCAGTTCAGGAGGCCGTTCTGACATGAGCTCCCTGACCTACGAGGATGCCGATGTCCTCGCCGACATCGCCCGCCCGACACTGGTTGTCGACGATGCCGAAATCGAGGTGTGGGAGGAGACCGCCTGCGTCGGCTTCATCGGAATGTTCTCCGACCTTGACACCCGCGACGTCGACAATCTCGGAGACGGGGCACAGGCGTCCTTCACGATCTCCGTCGATGACCCGCTCCTGCCGGTCCTGCGCACCTGTCGTGACACGTACGTGGGGCTGCGAATCCGGGACGGCGGTCAGGTCTGGGACGGATGGGTCACCCGCGTCGGCCTGACTGCCGACGGTTCCGACGAGTCCGTGACAGTAGAGGCCCGCGCCTCCTCGGCGATCTTCGCGTCGATCGTGACGATGTCGGACGCCCTGGCCCCGGAGTGGCTGCAGGTGTCCAAGAAGCGATTCTGGTCCGGGCCGGTACTCTCCGGACTGGTCCGTGAGATCCGGGACCAGGTCGCCCGCCTGAACCTCTACGTCGCGCCGGGGCCCCGCATCCTCGTCCCGATCATCGATACATGGCACGACACGTCACCACGCCGGACCTGGCGCACCGATCCGATCCCGATCACGGATCTGGTCGCGCAGGTCACCGAGGACACCGGTATCTCCCTGCGGGTGATCACCTGGCGTCCCGGGGATTCGGTCGATGACCTGCCGGTACCGGGATGGTGGATCGACCAGTCCACCACGCAGCTGATCATCGACCCCGTGAAGCACCCGCAGACTGGAGTGATGGCCAGCACCCACAACCAGCTGGAGACTCTCGCCGTCGAGATGGCCGCGTTTCTCGTCGACGCGCTGAACTGGATCGCCCAGGGATCCGGCCGGTGGATCGGCAAGCGCTGGGCGGAAGCCCTGACCGGCACCGGCATGCCGGTCGTCGACTGGCAGTGGGGCTCGGCCGGGGTCCTCTCTGAAGAAACCGACGACACTGCACCGGAGGCTGTGTCGTCTCTGATAGGTGGTCAGTCACCGAACTGGATGAATGACGCCATTGACGCCGGAGTGGAGGCGGGAATCGCCTACCTCGCCGCTGAATCAGGGGTGGCGATTCCCGGCGGAGTCTCTGACATCGTCACGGACCTCCTTGTAGACCGGGTCTTCACCTACACCCGCGTCCATGACTGGCAGACCCACCGGTCGATCGGAGGGTTCGCTCCGCCGGAGGTGTTCACGAACTCTGCATCCGGTGTGTCCCTGGAAGCCGCCGTCACGGGTCAGACCCAACTCAATGAGCTCGCCGGCCGGGTGGCGACTTCGGTCACCATCGTCGACGGGCTGCCGTGGAAGGCCTACGAGGACTTCGATCTCGGAGACACCGTCTGCTACATCGACCGCACCGGACGACAGGTCACGGGAATCGTCACCGCCATCGAAGTCCACCGAGACCGGAAAACCGGCCGTACAGCGAAAGTGACGATCGGCCGCCCCCCGGACATCTCAGTCGGAGCCAGAGCCAAACGCACCGGCGCCGCCGCCCTGACCATCGCCAACCAACTGTCCCTCTCCTAGAAAGGAGCACTTCATGGTTGAGAAACTCAGCATCCCCGCCACCTTGAATCTCGTTCTCACTGACCAGTGGAACATTCGCGAGGAAGGCCGTGGCGTCCTCGAGATCGACGGCGACTCCATCACGACGTCGATTCCAGCCTATAAGGGTGAACCCGGCGCCCCCGGTGACCCTGGCCGTGACGGGCTACCGCCCCGATTCCGCGAGCCAGTCACCGAAGCTGAACTCCCGGATCCTGCATATCTGTCCCCGTCCGACATGGGCTGGTTCTGGCCCATCGTCGGAACCACAGACGTCGTGACCTACAACGGACTCGATCTGGTGAGGATCGAGGACTACTTCGGGTCGAGAGGACCCGCGGGACCAGCACCGAAAGTACAGGTAGGGACGGTGAAAGTCGGCCCGGTTCCCGCGGTCACAGTGGTCGACGACCCCGCCAATTCTGCAGCCACCCTCAGCTTCATCCTCCCCGAACCGAGAGAGGGGAAGACTGGACCCCGGGGAGAAGTCGGGCCTGCTGCATCAATCGAGGACAGTACCGACTACGACGATCACGGCACCCCGGCCGCCGCCGGTACCGTCCTCACCAAGCACTCCGACGGCACCTGGTACCCCGACACCCCACAGCTCTCTCCGGGTGTCATCAAGAAATCCGGAGCCGACTCTGACTGGAAGGCGCTCGACTCAGGGTTGAACTGGTCCGGTGACACCATGCAGGTCGTCATCGTCACCGTCCCAGCACAGCAGTTCCCCTGGGAGCCGGAGGTGTTCGGAAACATCGACGTCAAGTGTGACGGCATCGGTCTTGTCGTCGACGCTGAAGTCCGTCTCGGGGCAGCCTCAGGCCCGCTGGTCGCCAAGGGGGCCGGTGACCAGAACGAGAAGATTCTCGGAGAGTGGAAGACCCTCACAATCGTCCCCGCCGCAGACGGAACCACCCCGCTTGGCGCATCCAACACCACAGTCGCTGCCGGGGCCTCCGTTGACCTCTACCTTCTCCTGCGTCGTCGCTACAGCTCCACAGGCATCACCGTGAAATCCCGCAAGGACAACGGATTCCTTCGCATCAAGGTCGAGCCCGTCGTGGTGGACGCATGAGCTCATCCCGGTACGAAGTAACAGGAAACACCGACATCGGGCTACCGACGGCGAGGCCGATGGTCTTCGCCGGGATGGTCGGCAGAGAGATGGCACGCACGTTCGCACCGGCCAACGGAGCCGTCGGCAAGATCAACGCCACCATCAAGGAGAACATCGGGTACTACCTGACAGGGGCACAGGACGAGAACCGCCACATCCGCTGGGATCAACTGATCCAGGAGCCGATCGGTGCCCGACTGCTCGCCACAGCTGGTCCCGGCGCTGTCGGCCCGGGCGACATCGAGTTGCTGGACCCCGGAGAGTGGACCATCGACACCGCCGTGCGCTTCGACGGGACCGCCTACACCGGCAACAACCTTGTCGAGGTTGTCGTCACCGTCCGGGACAGTACCGGCACAATCCTCCGCCAACAGTCCAGTGTCGCCTCACCAGGCACAGCGAAGCAGACCGTGACTGTTCACCTCGCGGATGCACTGATCACAGAGGCCCAGCTACCTGCCACCGTGGATGTGTGGTTCACCACCGGGAGATGGCGGTCAATCCGAGGTGGTGCGGGGTTCACCGTCATCTCAGTGAAAAAGACCGAACGCTATGCCACAGCTACAGAGTTCATGCAGGACGGCGGGGAAGCCCCGCAGGAAGGAGCCTGATCATGTCCATTTCCTCCACAGTTGTGACCGACGACTGGCGGTGGCTCGACATCGGAGACGTCTCCGACAACACAACCGCGATGATCAAGCGAGGCTTGTCCGGGACCGCGGTATTCACCCCGGTCGGGCTGACCGGAGTCGCGGTCGAGGACGAACCGGAGTGGATTGCTGTCGCACAACCGCGTACCGCCCAGTACACCTTGGGGCGCCTGGTAGGAGGTGACGGGGTCAAAGGCGTCCGTCTCATATCTGAGGTGAACGGGCATCCGGTGGTCTGGCGGATCGAGCGGGCGTTGCGGTGGAACGGGCAGGCGATACCCGGCATCGAACCGGTGAAAGCCATCTTCGCCGGGGAATCGAACCACCTCCCCGATCTGGTCCCGATTGCGGCAGACTCGGAGACCACTGTCACCGATGCGCTGGTCACCGTCTCATCGTTCATCGCAGCGGCCGAGACGGCCGCGTCATCTGCCGCGGCGGACGCGGCGGCGACCGCGTCAGATGCGACCGCCACGGCCGCGGACCGGACGGCGACAGGGCAGGCAAGAACCCAGGCGTGGTCGGCGGCCGACAGGGCTGCCGCTGCTGCAACCACCGCGACTACCCAGGCTGACCGGGCGAAGACCGAGGCCGACCGGGCTGAGTCCTTCGCCGAATCGGCGGACGTCGCCGCCGTGCAGGCGGTCACCGACCGCGTCGACACGCTCCTCGCCGGGGCACCAGAAGCGTATGACACCCTGCTCGAAATCGCGACGAAGCTCGCAGGGCAGGATGACGTCGCCTCCGCGCTGACGTCGCAGATCGCGGGGAAGGCCGACACGACTGACGCAGACGGGAAGAAGGTGGCCCGGTACGAGTCCGGGAGTAGTCAGTGGATCAAAGTGGGTGATAACGGCTACAACGGCGGCCAGTACATGAACGGGGGGGCTATCAACCTCCGCTCCGCCGATTTCCGGTATGCGTCGAAGACTGACCTCGCCGGCGTGCAGGACACCGCGAACGCTGCCCTCCCCGCCTCGAAAATCCAGGTGGTGTCGATGATGCCCGCCAACCCGGTCGGCGGCACCATCTACCTGGTCACAGGAGGCGCATGATGCTGAACGCGAGCGGCCGCGAAGTCACAGAAGTGCGGGTTGGCAGCACCCCCATCGAACAAGTGTTCACCGGTGGCACCGAAGTATGGCGGCGACTGCACAACTGGGCTCAGACCAACCAGACACAAACCATCACCACCCCCACATGGGCTGCCTACGTGGACATCGTCTGTCTCGGAGGTGGCGGCGGCGGGGGTGGAGGTAGCGGAGCTTCTCCCACGGCCGGCACCGGCGGCGAGGCCGGGCAGTGGAAAACCGCCACCTGGTACGCCCGCCCCACAGAAAACCTCATCGTCACAATCGGCCAGGGCGGCGCCGGCGGCGCCAAGGAGAAGACCGGGACGGCCGGCGGCGCGACAACGGTGATTCCATCCACTCGTGACTTGAAATGTGAAGCACCCGGCGGCGCCGGCGGGGCCGGGGCAGTGGGCTTGTCCGGCACCGGCAATCCCGGAGCAACACCCGGCACACAGACGTTCTGGGACACTCCTTTCGCAGGTGGGGCCGAATCGGCCGTGAACAAACCCGGCAATGCCCCCGGAGGCGGTGGCGGCCCGGGCAGCGGGGGAGCGTTCAGTCTCGGCGTCCCGGGGAAGAACGGAGCCGCCGGCCGAGTCTGGTACCGCTTCCGTTCCTACTGACGCTCGAAAAGACCGACCACATCCCCGATCGCACCACTACGACCGGGCCAGATCACCTCAGACGGAAGGAGTAACCATGAACACCGTCATCGACTTCTCGGCATCCTTCCCGGACGCCGCGGCAATACGCTCCGCCGGCCACACCGGCGTCATCTGCTACATCTCTCCACCGAGAGCATCCTGGATGAAAGCAAAACCTCTCACCAGGAACATCGTCGACGCCTACCGCTCCGCAGGAATCCCCATCGCCTGCGTCTGGCAGTACGGCGGCGCCGACCACCCCGACGCGATGCGCGGAGCTGCCGGTGGCCGGGCTGACGCCGAGGCCGCACAGTTGGCGCTCAACGCTGCCGGCATGCCCGCCGCCCCGGTCTACTTCGCCGTGGACTTCGACATCCGACTGGACCAGTGGAACGACACCGCCGCCCACTACTTCCGCGCCGCCGCCGCAGTCCTCGGATCCCACCGAGTCGGCATCTACGGACACAGCAGAGTTGTGCACTGGGCGATGGAGGACGGCCTTGTTGCCCGGGTCGCGCCGGGTCGCGTCCTCGGCTGGGTCACGTCGTCATGGTCAGGCGGTGACACCGCCCGTGACTATGCGGTGTTGTACCAGGGTGTTCACAACGTCACTGGGCCCGGCGGCATCCAGATCGACGTCAACGAGGTCTACTACCCGGAGTGGGGGCAGAATCCCCTGACCGCCACTGAGGAGCAGGTGCCACAGCTCCCATCGACGCAGAAGCATCCTGGCTGGTCCGGTGATCCTTCCTGGATCGCGGATGCTCTCCGTGCCTTCGGCGTGAAAGTCGTCGAGGAACCGGGGTGGACCGATCGCGGCAACGGCGACTTCCTGACCTTGTGGGGCGTCATGGCCCACCACACCGGCGGGGACAACACCCCCACCAGTCTGATCCGGGACGGCCGGTCTGACCTGCGTGGAATGCTGGCGCAGATCCACCTCTTGCGTGACGGCGAAGCCAGGGTCGTCGGAGGGGGTGTCGCCTGGCATGCCGGCAGAGGTTCACATCCCGGCCTGCCGACGAACAACGCTAACTACCACACCATCGGCATCGAGGCGAACAACTCCGGGACATCTCCGTGGCCACCGGAGATGCTCGACGCCTACCACCGTGCGTGTGCGGCAATCTGCTGGACCCTCGACGTCGACGCCACCCACACGATCGGGCACAAGGAGTACTCCTCCGACGGCAAGTGGGATCCGGGCGGAATCGACATGGGTGACTTCCGCAGAGCAGTACAGCGCTACATCGACCGTCCACCTTTCCTCGAGGAGGAGAACTTCATGACCGACTTCGACAAAATCACCCGCACCTACCCGTCCCGCGTGGAGGGCTCGGACGTGCAGCTCAGGCCGATTGACTACTTGGCGATGGCGGACGCCAACAGCTTCGTCGCCAGGGTGAACACCGTCGAGCTCATCGCCGCAGTCCGGAACACCGCCGACACTCTAGCCAGGGTCGAGGCCAAGCTCGATGCACTGGTCAACCCAGCCGGCACCAGCATCACAGAGAGGAACTGACCTATGGCCACCACACCGCAGTCCAGGCCGACGGACCTTGAGTTCATCGGCCACATCATCAACGACAAGCTCGAAGCGCAGCCGTGGGGGCGGAAAGTCGCCAACACTGTCACCGCGCTCGTCGGCGCGGTCGTCACCATCGCCGCCGGTGCGATGTCCATGGGGATCAACCTGCCGGACTGGGCCATGCTCACCGTCATCTGTGTCACAACCCTGGGCACCGTCCTCGGTGTCAGGGAGACGAAGAACGGATTCTCGGACTCGCAGATCGAGAAGCTGCAGCAGTGGCAGGCGGACTACATCGACGCCCGTCACACCCACGACGAGGCTGCGGTCACCGCTGCGGACACCTTCACCGGCCAGAGCACGCAGGAGACAACCGAGGAAGCCGGACGCCACGCTCTGCCTTCACCCTCGATGGACGCCGCGGGTCTGTCCGAAATGGTCAGAAGGTTCCTGGCCGTCAGGGAGAGGTGACAGATGCTCGCGGACCTCACCATCGCCAGTGCCGTCCCACTCATCATCGCGGTAGTGGGAGTGGTCTGGAAGATCCGGAAGGAACGGACGGAGACGCAGGCGCAGATCGCGCAGGCGAAGACAGACGCCGAGCATACGGCTCGGTCAGTGGCAGTCGAGGAATCCGAGAATGCTGTCCGGTCGCTCGGCGCTGCCCTGGAACGGGCGGAGAAGACCATCGAGCGGACCGAACGCACCGTATCGGACCAGGGGGAGAGGATAACCCTGCAGGATCGACGCATCAGCGACATGGGGCACCGGCACGGTGTGGCCATCGACCACATCGCGGATCGTGAGGACGCAGCCGCCGAATACCTCGGGCCGGGGCGTCCTGACTGGCTGCCCGTAGTCCCGGAACTGATCCGCCCTGACGTGGATGCATCCCGCCGACAGCACTAG